GCTATACCGACCAGTGTTGCTGTAGACGTAATTTTTAAATCATGCGCAGCTTCAACCGCTTTATCATAGGTGAAAAATGCACCACATCCACCGTTCTGACCGTTAGCTGTATCGCAGGTAATTGCAAAGCCATCCAAAGTGGTGTTGTTACTCATGGTCGTATCTGAAGTATTATCGGATATCACTGGAGTAGATCCACTGTTATATGAGCTGACTGAATTGCCAGCGTTGGGTAAAATGTTTCCTGTGACTACGTTTTCTGCTTGCCCCACGTTAGCAAAACAGCTTGCAAGTAAATAAATGCAAATGAAAACTATAAATAAAAATTTAATTTTTATTTTGGTGTAGTCCATGAAACCTTCTTATCAGTAGATTTATCCGTCGGAAGAGGATCAGAATTAATAACAGGTTTAACTTTTTCTCTTAATTTCATACGTTTAACATATGCTTTATAATCAGGTCTTTCAAAATCATATTTATTCCAAAGCCCTAAAGCTGCTTTTCCAATCTTGCCATCAATCGGACAGGGTGTTCCCGCCTGAATCATGCTTTCAAAAACTCTTTCATCTTGGCATAATATTGCAACGGCTGCAACTTTCATACCAAAGTCGTTTAAAATCCGAGCTAGTTTAAGTCGTTCACAATTTTTGTCAATGAAATGTTTTCCACCGGATATACCCACACCAAACGTTTGTAGTCCTGCGGATGCTCCTACGGCACAAACATCTTGTGTCATAGAATTATAAGAAGGTGCTCCTGCGGTAGGAGGTGACGATCTTATATTAGAAGTTGTTGTATTGGACGTTGTCGAAGTTGATTCACTTCCTGATTGGTAAGTTGTGCTAGATTCATACCCACCTTCGATAGCGGTATTACTACCACTAACATTCGATTGTGTTGAGCCTGCGTAAGCTGTTGAACACACCAATAGTGTCAGTATTAAAAATGTATATAAATACTTCATCAACTTTTAAGAACAATTGTTTTTGTCTAAATCAATCGGCTTGTCGCTACCATAAAACCATATCCAAGATGAAATTTTTGTTCCTTCTTGGGTATAGGTACATTTTTTGCCTACCGAGCAGGCGCTCAAGGCAAATAATAAAGCTAGGACCAGAAATAATTTATTCATGTTTCTCCTTAAGTTTAGAAGCAGTTATTTCATTTTCAAAAGTCAATGAGAATGCAATCTCTTGTTCTTCTAACTGACAACATTCTCCAGATTTTTCTTTTTCTTCAGTGTGTGTCTTGCAACATTTTGTTTTGTCTACTGGCATGATTCACACTCATCATTATAAAGGGCCATAGATATACATGCACATTGAGGACATGCGCATACCCCGTCCATGTCTGAATGTTCTTTTACAGAACAGTGACAATCACAGAAACAATTTTTACATTTTTTCATCTTTTATTTCCTCAATATCATAGAAGAATCTATCTGAATCTTCTGTTTTCCATTTTCGGTCGTCTTCAACATTCCACTCACTGGTTTGAACCTTCCAATCCTATGGAACTTCATCCTTAACAGTAAATGAAGGAATATTCCATATTAATCTATTATTTGGTTGTGCTGCATAATTGCCGTCTTCCAACGCTATTATGTGTGCGCACTTATGTTCGTGCCGGAATTTCTGAATGATCCGTATCTACTATATTACTCTCTGGATGTGCCCAGTCGACTGTAAAAAGATAGGCACCGGGATGCCACTTCTTGTCTTTTCCAATGTATTTTCCGGATTGGGCGTCTAGGATATCAAAAGTAGTAACGCTAGGATAGTAACTAAAGCAATTCCACAGCTCCAGCTCGTCAAGTCGCACCCTAGGTACTTCTTTGACATTAAATCCTCTTTGAATGAAGGCCGAAATAGGGAGACGATAGAACACAGCACCGTTCTCCATAATAGCATGAAAGAGGATAGGACGTCCTGTAATAGACGCCAGGCCAAAGATAATGCAGTCTTCAACTTCTCCATGATGTTCTTTAAGATCGTAAAGATATTCTCTCCTGATCTGTGCATACGTCACAGGTATGTTTGCATTTAAATAGGCCATCGGTCATATAGTTCCTAGTTTACTAAAAAATATATGGCAACGATTACTACCACAACAGCGGCAGATATCTTTGGATTAGCTTTTGCTAATGTCCATACTTGTTTTACTTTTTCCATAGTTTCCTCCTGGTTAATCGTAAATGTCTCCCCAATTTTCTCCAGACTCATAGTCTACTTTGTTAGGAACTTCAAGTGTAACAGCATTCTCCATAATCTCAACGATTTTTTGGGCCTCTTTTTCATCTTTAATAGATAAATCAAGTTCATCGTGAATTTGAATATGCGCTATGATTCCTTCTTTATATAATTCTAGCATAGATTTTTTTGTCATATCAGCAGCTGATCCTTGAATTAATTTGTTTAATGCTTTGTATGTAAAAGCTCTTCTAATATATTCACCACCATATTTTTTTTCAGCTTCAGCATGACTCATGGGGTTTGTTAAAACGCCGGGATTATACACATCCTCCTCCCATGTATCAAATCTACATTTTCTACCTAGTAATGTTGTAATATAACCTAAACCAGAAGCATCTCTAGAAGTATTACTCATTAAGTCTCTAACAAATGGAACACGACTATGATATCTGTCAAATAATTTTTCAGCTTCATTTTTAGTGCTTAAACCTAACTCAGCTTGTAGTTTGGCTTTACCCATACCATAAAATAAACCAAGGTTAATTGTTTTAGCTTGTAGTCTAGGTATTTCTGCCATATCTGCTACAATCTGGTGAAAGTCTACATTATTATAATTAAACTCCGATACAATTCTTTTTACTTCTTCTTCATCCCGAAGTTTTTGGCTTGAGGCTGCGTAGTGGACAACTAGTCTTGGTTCTTGTTGTGAGTAATCAAAACAACCCCATTTATGATTATGTTCAGGTATAAATAAAGATCTAATCATTGGCCCTAGCTGCTTGTTTCTCGCTGGAATTTGTTGGAGATTAGGATTAGAATAAGAAAATCTTCCTGTTACCGTTCCTCCCCCTACACCTCTAATCGGATTAATATCTGCGTGTATTCTACCTTTATATTGATGCTTAGTAATAGTATCTTTAAAAGTCGTATGTGCCTTGTTTGTTTCTCTAGCTTTTGCTATACATTGAACCAATGGGTGCTTATGTTCTTGCAAAAAATTTTTAGTAAAGGAAGGTGCTTGTGTTTTCTTCGTTCGTTCGTATTCTAAACCAAGTTTATCAAAAACTTTGGCAATGCTTCTTGCTGCCCATATTTGAGGCTCTATTCCTGTTTCTTTTTTTACTTTTAGGAGTAATGTTTCTTCTTGTGATGCTAGCTCTTTCTTTAGTGTATGGGCTTTTTGAACGTCCACCCGAACGCCTTTAATTTTCATTTCAATTAAGCCAGGAAATAATTGTGTTTCTAATCTAAATATATCTATTAGTTCTTGATCATGTAATTCTCTGTGAAGTCTTTGCCAAAGTTTTAAAGTTGCTTCCGCATCACGCTCTGCGTATTGACCTACAAACATTGCAGGTAATCTCCATAAATCTTTTTTAGGATCTACTCCATATTCTTTTGCGGCGTTGTAAAGAACTTTTTCATCTTTACCCAAGCCTCCATAATGTTTTGATAAAGCATTTAATTGATAGGACAATCTATTTTCATCGATTAAACTTGCAGCAATCATTGTGTCTACAATTTTACCTTTAATATTTATACCAGCTGCTTTTAACCAGCACACATCATACATTGCATTATGAAAAATAAATGTTGTGTATTCTTGACTGCACAAATCTTTTAACCAATCAATCACTAAAGTTCTATCCATATTGCCACCTTGTTCATGTTGAATAGGATAATAACCAGCCCAGCCTTCAATCGCTAAAGAAATACCAGCAATATGTCCATTGCCAATAACATTTCCCGATCCAAGTTCTTTTAAATCTGGATCATTTGTTTCTAAGTCTATTGCAATTTCTTTGACACCTTTTAAATTTTTTAATTCTTCAGGCATTACCCACTCAGTTTCTGGAGTGAATAAAGGTTGTTGAATCGTTCTCACTTATAGTCCCTTTCAATTATCATCTCGATAAAATGAATAGCTTTTAATAAATCTTGCTTCTTCCCTTTATGCGGATGCCTGCATATATATTTTATAACGGATCCCTCTGGAAAAAGCAATTTATTCTCAACTACAAATTGACTTGGTTGAATTTTTAACGTTCGATAGTGTTTTCCTCCAACCTGTTTATTCCATATACTCATAATATATAAGCCCTATCAAAATTTTTAGGATCTAATACATGCAATTCTTTTTTTGCTCT